TCCCTGCCTCCAAATTTACCCGTAGAAAGCTTGAAGCCAACGAAAAAATACAAGAAATTACCGGTTTGGACACCACCATCGACTGGAAGAACACCGGCGACAATGCCTATGATGGGGAGAAACTCAAACTCCTCGTCCACGATGAGTCGGGGAAATGGGAAAGGCCCAACAACATCCTCAACAACTGGCGTGTTACGAAAACCACCCTTAGATTAGGTAGTAGAATTATTGGTAAGTGTATGATGGGTTCAACATCAAACTCTTTAGATAAAGGCGGTAGAAACTTTAAAAAATTATATGACGACTCAGATGTTACTCAAAGAAACAGCAACGGACAGACTCGCTCAGGATTATATTCTTTGTTCATACCTATGGAATGGAACTACGAAGGATACATTGATTCTTATGGAATACCTGTATTTGAAACGCCGACAAAACCAGTTGAAGATCCTCACGGGGTTAAAATAAAACAAGGTGTTATAGAGTATTGGGATAATGAAGTTGAAGGTCTTAAGCAAGACCAAGACGGTTTAAATGAATTTTATAGACAATTTCCACGTACAACAAAGCATGCTTTTAGAGACGAATCAAAACAATCTTTATTTAATCTAACTAAAATTTACGAGCAAATAGATTTTAATGAAGATTTAAAAAATACATTAAATGTAACTAAAGGAAGTTTTCAGTGGGAAAATGGTCAACAGGATACTAAGGTAATATTTGTTCCAAACAAAAATGGAAGATTTTTAATTACTTGGGTGCCTGAAATTTCTTTACAAAACAGAAGATATAATAAAAACGGCACTAATTATCCAGGTAATGAACATATGGGAGCTTTTGGATGTGATCCGTATGATATATCTGGAACAGTAGACAAAAGAGGTTCTAATGGATCTTTACATGGTTTAACTAAATTTAGCATGGATAATCACCCTCCTAATCATTTCTTTTTAGAATACATAGCTAGACCTCAAACTGCTGAAATATTTTTTGAAGATGTTCTTATGGCGTGTGTATTTTATGGTATGCCTATATTAGCTGAAAACAATAAACCAAGATTACTTTATTACTTTAAAAAAAGAGGTTATAGAGGTTTTGCTATGAATAGACCAGATAAAAAAAGAAACAAATTATCTATAACAGAAAGAGAAATAGGTGGTATACCTAACTCTAGTGAAGATATAAAACAAGCTCACGCAGCTGCAATAGAAACATACATAGAACATTTCGTAGGTTTAAAAGAGACTGGTTATGGAGACATGTATTTACAAAGAACATTAGAAGACTGGGCTAAATTCAATATAAATAATAGAACCTCTCACGATGCTTCTATTAGTTCTGGTTTAGCTTTAATGGCTTGTAATAAACATAGATATACACCATTTGCTAAAAGAGAATTAAAATCTATTGATTTAGGTATAAAAAGATATAATAACAAAGGTGCTTCATCAAAAATAATAAGTTAAATGAATATATATACTAACACTAACAGTCCTTTTCCAAGTCAAGTAGTGAGTGATGCAGAGAAAGCAAGCTTAGAATACGGTTCACAAGTAGCTCAAGCTATTGAGCAAGAGTGGTTTTCTCAAGGAAGGACTAGTGGTAATAGATACTTAACTAACTGGAATAATTTCCACATGTTAAGAACATATGCTAGAGGAGAGCAATCTATTCAAAAATACAAAGACGAATTAGCTATAAATGGTGATTTGTCTTATTTAAATTTAGACTGGAAACCTGTTCCAATATTATCAAAATTTGTAGACATATTAGTAAACGGTATATCTTCTAAAACTTATGATATAAAAGCTTATGCTCAAGATCCTGAAGCTATAAAGAAAAGAACTAGTTATGCTTCAAAGATATATGAAGATATGTTGTCTAAAGAATATTTAGAAAACTTGCAACAAACTTTAGGTATTGATTTATACCAAGCACCTAGTAAAGATTTAATTCCAGAAACAAAAGAAGAATTAGAGCTTCACATGCAATTATCTTACAAACAAAGCGTAGAGATTGCAGAAGAAGAAGCTATATCTAGCATATTAGCTCAAAATAAATTTGACCTAACTAAACGTAGGTTAAACATGGATTTAACTGTTTGTGGAATAGCAGCAGCTAAAACAAATTTTAATACATCTAACGGTGTTACTGTTGACTATGTTGATCCTGCTTATATGGTTTATTCTTATACTGAAGATCCTAATTTTGAAGATATATATTATGTAGGTGAATTAAAAGCTATTACAATACCAGAGCTTAAAAAAGAGTTTCCAAACATAACTGAAGAAGAACTTAAGAGAATACAATCAATGCCTGGTAATAGATCTTACGTTACAGGTTGGGGTGATTATGATAATAATACTGTTCAAGTTTTATATTTTGATTACAAAACATATAGCAATCAAGTATTTAAAATAAAACAAACTGATCAAGGCTTAATAAAAGCTATTGAAAAACCAGATACTTTTAATCCACCTGAAAATGACAACTTTGAAAGAGTGTCAAGATCTATAGAAGTTTTATATAGTGGCGCTAAAGTTTTAGGCACAAACACAATGCTAAAATGGGAGTTAGCAGAAAACATGACAAGACCTTTTGCAGATACTACAAAAGTAAGAATGAATTACGCTATATGTGCTCCAAGAATATATAAAGGTAGAATAGAGTCTATTGTAAGCAAATGTACTGGTTTTGCAGATATGATACAATTGACTCATTTAAAATTACAACAAGTTTTATCAAGAATGGTTCCTGATGGTGTTTATTTAGATATGGACGGGATAGCAGAAGTTGATTTAGGTAATGGAACAAACTATAATCCAGCAGAAGCATTAAATATGTATTTCCAAACTGGTAGTATTGTTGGTAGATCGTTAACGCAAGAAGGCGATATGAATCCTGGTAAAGTTCCTATACAAGAACTTAGCTCTTCTACAGGACAAGGTAAAATACAAAGCTTAATTAGCACATATCAATATTACTTACAAATGATAAGAGATGTGACTGGTTTAAATGAAGCTAGAGATGGTAGTTTACCTGATCGTAACACATTAGTAGGATTGCAGAAATTAGCCGCTAACGCATCTAATGTAGCTACTAGACATATTGTACAATCTAGTTTATATTTAACTCTTAAACTAGCAGAAAATATTAGCTTAAAAGTAGCAGATGCTTTAGAGTTTCCACTAACAAGATCTTCTTTACAAAATTCTATATCAACATTTAATGTTAAAACTTTAAATGAAATATCTAATTTAAATTTACATGATTTTGGAATTTTCTTAGAATTAGAACCAGATGAAGAAGAAAGACAACAGTTAGAAGCAAATCTACAGATAGCTTTGCAAGCTGGCAATATTGATGTTGAAGACGCTATAGATTTAAGACAAATAAAAAATCTTAAGTTAGCTAATCAAATGCTTAAAGTAAAACGTAAGCAAAAAGAAAAACAAGATCAACAAGCTCAACAAGCTAATATAGCCGCGCAAGGTGAAGCTCAAGCTTCTACAGCTGAAAAAACAGCTTTAGCTGAAGTTCAAAAACAACAAGCTATATCTGGCGCTAACGTAGAATACGAAAAAGCTAAGAGTGAGTTTGAAAAAGATCGCATGCAATTACAAGCTCAGTTAGATCAACAAAAAATGATGCAACAACATCAAAACGCTATGGAGTTGGCTAAATTAGAAGAGCAAAGCGTAAATACAAGAGAAAAACAAAGAGAAAATCGTAAAGACGAGAGAATAAAGATGGAGGGTACACAGCAAAGTAAAATGATTGCGCAAAGAAAAAATGATAGTAATCCTATAGATTTTAAATTGCAAAGTCAATTAGTTTCTGGTACAGAAACTTCCATTTAGTAGTAACTATTTAATTATATTATATTATGTCAAAACAAACACAAACCGCAGAGGTTAAACAAGAAGGTGAGTTTAAATTAAAAACAAAGCCAAAAAAACCAAAACAATTAGGTAACGAAAAACAAGAAACAAAAAAGGTTAATATTAATCCAAAAGAACCTTTAGTTAAATTAGAACCTAATGTTAAGAAAGTAGAAATTAAAAAAGAAGATAATGCCATTCAAATCGGAGAAACAAAGGAAGTACCTGTGGAAAAACCATCCGGAGATAGCGCAAAGGTGGGAGAATCTATACAAGAGCCCAACAAGACTGTTGAAGGGTTTTCTCCAATCAAAGAAGTAACTGATCAAGAAATCAAAAAAGTTGAGTCTCAAGTAAAAGAAGCTAAAAGAGACGAGCAAGTATTAGGTAAAAAATTACCTGAAAATGTAGAAAAACTAGTAGATTTCATGCAAGATACAGGAGGTACTGTAGAAGATTATGTTAGATTAAACGCTGATTATAGTAAAATAGATGAAAAAGCGTTATTAAAAGAATATTACAAAAAAAATAAACCTCATTTAGATAGTGAAGATGTAGAAATAATATTAGAAGATTTTACATGGGATACTGATATAGACGAGGAAAAAGATATACGAAAGAAAAAATTAGCTTTTAAAGAAGAAGTAGCTAAAGCTAGAACTTATTTAGATGATCTAAAAGACAAATACTATGACGAAATAAAATCTCGACCAGGTGTTACTCAAGATCAACAAAAAGCTATGGATTTTTTTAATCGTTACAATAAACAGCAAGAACAAGCTGAGCAATTACATGCGGAGTTTAAACAAAATACTCAAGAGCTATTTAGCGATCAATTCAAAGGTTTTGATTTTGATGTTAGTGGTAAAAAGTATAAGTATAATATTCAAAACCGTGATGTAGTCGCAGAAAACCAGTCAAATATTAACAATCTGATAGGGAAGTTCCTAGACGCAGATGGTAATGTAGTAGATCCGAATGGTTATCACAAAGCAATGTATGCTGCTGAAAACGTAGATAAAATAGCTACACATTTTTATGAGCAAGGTAAAGCCGATGCTGTTAAAGATGTATTAAACAAATCTAAAAACCTTACTAGTGTAAAAGCAAGAGAAGGTAATACGGGTGAAGTTTTTGTTGGTGGAATGAAAGTGAAATCAATTAGTGGCACGGATTCTACAAAACTTAGAATAAAAAAACACAAATTTAACTAAAACAATTATTAATTATGGGAACATTAAGTCCACAATTTGGATCTATTTTACCATCTCAGGAACAACAATTGCTAAATACTAACTATTTACAATTTAACACCGGAGGTGCTAATGATTTTATCCAACAATATTTACCAGAGGTCTACGAACAAGAAGTAGAGCGTTATGGAAACAGAACGTTATCTGGATTTTTAAGAATGGTCGGTGCAGAAATGCCAATGACATCTGATCAAGTAATCTGGTCTGAACAAAATAGATTACACATTGCATATGACGGCGTAAGTATTACAGCTGTTGGTGCAGGAACAACAACTTTAACAATTGCAATTTCAGCTGCTCCATTACCAATACAAGAAAACGTAATGAGTATCAATGATACAGTGGTAGTTTTAGATCCAGCAACTGGATTAGAAGCTAAATGTATCGTTACTGCTTCTACTGTAGGTGTTGGTGGTACTATCGAAGTAACATCTTTCCAAGATTCAGCTAATGATTTGACTACTCAAGGATTTTCTGCTTCTGGCTTGAAAGTGTTTGTATACGGTTCTGCTTATACTAAAGGAACAAGTATAGATGCTGGTGGTGCTGGTAACTCTAATGTTAGAAATAGCGTAGAGCCTAGACTTACTCAGTATGCTAACTCACCAGTTATTATTAGAGATCAATACGTAGTATCTGGTTCTGATATGGCACAAATTGGTTGGGTAGAAGTTGCTACAGAAGATGGAGCTTCAGGATACTTATGGTACTTAAAATCTGAGTCTGAAACAAGATTAAGATTTGAAGATTACCTAGAGATGGTATGTGTAGAAGGTGAATTAAATGACAATGCTGGTGCAGGTGTTTATCAACAATCACAATTACCAGGTACTCAAGGTTTATTTGCTGCAATCGAAGATAGAGGTAATGTTGAAGTAGGATTTACTGCTGCAACAGGTATTTCTGATTTTGATGAAATTCTTAGAAACTTAGATACTCAAGGTGCGATTGAAGAAAACATGCTTTTCTTACAAAGACAAACAGCTTTAGATTTTGATGATATGCTTGCGGGTATTTCTGCAGGATTTAACGGTGGTGTAGCTTTCGGTTTATTTGAAAACTCAGAAGAAATGGCTTTAAACTTAGGTTTCAGTGGTTTCAGAAGAGGTTCTTATGACTTTTACAAAACTGATTGGAAATACTTAAATGATGCTTCTACAAGAGGTGCTATCGTAGGTATCAATTCAATTGAAGGTGTATTAGTACCAGCTGGAACATCAACTGTTTACGATCAAATCTTAGGAACTAATATCAGAAGACCATTCTTACATGTTCGTTATAGAGCTTCACAAGCTGATGACAGAAGAATGAAATCTTGGATTACTGGTTCTGCTGGTGGTGCATTTACTTCAACTCTTGATGCTATGGAGGTTAACTTCCTATCAGAAAGATGTTTAGTAACTCAAGCTGCTAACAACTTTGTATTATTCAAAGGAGTATAATAACTCAATACTAATGTAATTTTTACCCTCGTTATATCAACGGGGGTAATTATTACTTTTATAAACTATTTAATTATATTATATTATGGCTAAAAAAGCTAAAGCAGAAGAAATTGTTGAGGTTGCACCTCAAGAAGTAGCAGTAAAAACTGCACCAAAAAACGAAAGACCACAAACAAAAAAACCTGAGTGGGAAATAAAAAATAGAGTTTATTATTTAAAAGGTAAAAAATCACCTTTAACTCTAACTATACCAGGTAAGCATACTAGAAAACACGCTTTACTTTGGTTTGATTCAGAAAAACAAAAACAAAGAGAATTAAGGTATGCAACAAACATGAGTTCTCCATTTGCAGATGAGCAAACAGGAGAAGCTACATTAGGACATATTGTCTTTAAAGACGGGACATTAAACGTTCCATCTTCTGATATTGCTTTACAAAAATTATTAAGTTTATATCACCCTTTAAAAGATAAAATGTATTATGAATTTAAACCTATTGCTGTTGCTTCTAATGAATTAGAGCACATTGAATGGGAAATAGACGCGTTAAACGCTGCTAGAAATATAGAAATAGATGAGGCTGAGGCTATAATGAGAGTTGAATTAGGATCAAAAGTTACAACTATGAGTTCTAAAGAAATAAAAAGAGATCTATTACTTTTTGCTAGAAGAAATCCTAGATTATTTATGGATTTAGCTGGCGATGACAATGTAATGTTAAGAAACTTAGCTATTAGAGCTAGGGAAGCTGGCATAATAAAAATATCTCAAGATCAAAGAACTTTCTTCTGGGGATCAAATGATAGAAAATTAATGAATGTACCGTTTGATGAAAATCCATATAGTGCGTTTGCTAGTTTCTTAAAAACTGATGAAGGTGTAGAAATCTATAAATCTATAGATAAAAAACTAAATTAACAAGTGATAATAATATAAGGGGTGACATTAGTCACCTCTATATTATAATAAAAAAAATATAATGGTAGATATAAATACAGTATATACAACAGTATTGTACATTTTAAATAAAGAGCAGAGAGGTTATATACCACCTGCTGAATTTAATAGTTTAGCTACTCAAGTTCAAAAAGAAATATTTAATTCTTATTTTCCAGATGGAAATCAATTAAATAGAGCTAATCAGCAAAACATACAAAATGATACTGAGTTTTTTAATATGTTTAAAGACAACGCTTTTAAAATATCTTATTTTGAACAAGATGTTGACTTTGTTTACAGCGCTGTTGATGATATATGGACATATAATAACCCTTCTAGATCTTTATATAGAACAGGTGAGATTATATCTACTTACGATGGAAATCCAACTTTAAATTCAGTAACTGAGTTTGCTAGTAAAAAAGAGTTTACAGAAATAACGAACTCTAAATTAACTTCTCCTACAACACAATATCCTTTGTGTTATATAACTAACGTACTATCTGCGAGTTTTTATATAGTAGCTTTAAAAATATCACCACAACCAGACTCTGTAAAGGTTAACTGTGTTGTAAATCCAAGAAATCCATCGTGGGCTTTTACTACAGGAACTTTAGGGCAATACTTATATGACTTTAACAATTCTGTTATGTTCGAAATAGATGAATCAGAACAAACAAACTTGATTACTGGTATATTAAAATATGCTGGCGTAATAATAAGAGATCCAGAAATAATCCAAGCAGCTACGCAAGAAGCTGCTAAAGTACAACAAAACGAAAAAGCATAATGGCACATATAACAGAAACAAACGCGCAGTATTATCAAGGAGCTCAAGGTTTTAAATCGACTGGTGGTACTGATTATCCAGCTACTTTTAACCAAGATTTAGTTTATTTTACTTCAGACCCTACTGTAAACACTTACGCATTAAATAATTTTAAAGTTTATTCTAGCGC